CGTTTCGGATGTCTGCTGCGGTAACTCGGAGAACAAGCCACCCGTCAATTGCGGCTTGTCGATATTTCCTCGCATCGTTTCTGAACCCCTCTGGCCGAACGTGCCTGCCGCGACAGTGAATACCACCTTCGATTTCTAGCGCAACTTTAATATCAACTAGGCAGAAATCGAATCTCCATCGACGATCACAGAAGCGATATTCTCGCGTGTAATCAGTTACTCCAGCAAGTTTCAATTGAAACTCAAACTCACCCTCAAGATCCGGCGATGATTTCTTCGCGACTACCGCCTTGCGGATCTCCGGTTTCTTCTTCAGCCAGCCGCCATTCTGAGCGCGCTTGATGTAGGCGTTCACCGAAGCCTGCGTCATCCTTGCCACTTGCTGTCCTCGTAGAAAACATGGGCGCCAACGACACACGCCACCGGGAGCTTGCGCGCCCATCCATGCCTGCTGGACTTCACATCAAAATGCACCGCAGCGCACGCAGCAGGCCACCGGGTAGCGATCATGGCCTGACCTATCGACTTGAGCGACGGATCGAGCCTGCGATCACCGAACTGCCTTGGAGCCGCGATTACGTCGCACTCACCAAGCCCGCTGCGCCTGGAGCGTTCCTCGATCACTTCGGATACCGTGGCCCTGCCACTCAGAGACTGGTTCTCTGCCTCGACTAGAACCTGCCGCACAAGACACGCCTGATTGACGGCTGCCGCGAAGATGAAGGATAGGATTGAGATCATCACCACATTTCGCCCTGTCTTACACTTGGAACATACCTAGATGGGGCATTGCTCGATTCTATTCTGCCCCTCATCACAAGAGCCCTGGATTCCTTGGCGTGAGGAAGATACGTGCCCTTCCATTTCTGATCTATTCCTACATTCCTTCCTATATTCGTACTATCCGCAGATGCAAATGGATACTTTGTAAATACAGTTGGATCAAGCATTCTTAATCCGTGAATTTTAACCTTTGGTTTACCGTCGCCATCGCAAATAGTCATCATGGCGTCATCCATTCTATCAATCCATGATTTTGTTCCAATAGTTGCGAACTGCCTTGACGATCCTATGCAAATTCTAGGAAATGCAGTGGCAAGATCATTAAGACGAAGCAACGACTCGTGCATATGCCACACAGGAACACCATAAAACTTTCCATGCGGCCACTGCGCTATCATATCGTCGTTCTGTGACTCTGTGCCATCTATTATGTCTGGTATAACGGCCCAATCAAAATTAGGAATCCCAATCATTTGAGCAACAAAGTCATAGTATCCAGACCAGTCTTTTACTGGATTTCCAGATTTCCATGCACTGAATGCTCCATTGTCAATGGCAAATGATTGCGAAACCTCAATGGCTATTGATAATTGCTGCTGATGCGCGAATGACACAAAAGCATGGCCGGCATGAATTGCGACCGCTGCCGCCGTCCCTGGAGAAATTGGTAGTCCGTGATAGTGAATCATGCCTGCGGATGCGGATCGCCGCGTTTCCAGTCAAGCCACTCAAATCGCGCCTGATTCCGCGATGCTCGCACAGTCAGAACTTCGTAGGCATGTATTTCTACGTAGTCGATGTATTCCGGCAGTTCCCTCAGAATCCAAAGCGCCAAAAACTCTGCTGTTGGCTGGGCCGAAAATAAGTCGTTCAGAATTGCGCCAGACACGCGCGAGATAACAGGGTCAACCGCTGAAAGCATGTCACCAAGACCCTTGGTAGCCCCAAGAGTTGGCGCTATTTCGTGGCGATAGCCAATGGTCGCCACGTAGTCATGCCAGTGCAGATCCGGGTTTCCGAACTGCGGCAAAGAGTGCTGCGCACTGAACTTGCGTGTAACTTTCGCTTCTATTAACGGAAATCCACGAGTCATAAAATTTCTCCATATTCAAGCACGTCTATTCTCCATCCCCTTTGCATGCGCAATCTGCCGCGAACGGATCTTGCCGATCACAGCAGCACTCACTTCAACTGCCGGCACGCTCATATCGAAGTGTCTCGGCGGACTCGTGCCCATGATGTCACGGTACAGGTAGTAGGCGCGAGCCGATGCCGTCTCAGGCTTGCCGTGCGAGCGCGAGAACGTGGCGATCTGAGCCCAAAGGTGCTCCGGTGACTCTGCGGCCTTCTTCTTGCCTATCGTGATCTCTCTCATTTCCCCAGGCAAGTGCTCAACCAGCGACAGCGAGACGCGCTCGAAGCCGCACGAGGCGCAGCGCTTCACGAACGGAATGTGGCCGCACTGAGGGCACTTGCGTTCCTCTTTCGGATCGTCCTTGCGAACTTCCTTGTCGAGCTTTTCGCCGTCATCGAGCTTGTCGATTCCGTTGAAATAGAAGTGCTCGAAGGATTCTGCGAATCGCAAGATATTACCTGAGAAATCAAGCAGGATACAATCTTGCTTAAAAGTCTCAGGAGAAATTCTTAATCCTCGACCCCACATCTGGATTGCAGTAGACAAAGACTTTCGTAGGGGCCGCGCATCGCAAATGCACGACACTGACGGCACATCGAAGCCCTTGGCAAGTTTCTCGACTGAGATCAGTATCTTGAGCGGACTGTCAGGCTGCTTATATTCCTCCAACAGTTCCGTGCATTCCTCGTCAGTCTCTTTTGAAGTATAGACCGCCGCCATTATTTGAGCTTCATTGAACTGCCTGCACATTTCCTCGCAATGCGCAATGGTTGATCCGAAGATAATCGTCTTGCGATTCTCGCCGAATTTTACCCACTCGGTAACAACGTCGCCGACGATCTTGAGTTCGCGTTCCTCTGCCGCTCGATCTGTCCACTCGCCGCCTGACGTTTCTGCGCCCGCCATGTCGGGCTTCGTGCAGGAGAAGACGCGCATGGGCACGAGAATGCCCTGCTGCGTCAACTCGTGCATCGTCGCCGCCATCACGACGTTGGTAAATATCTGCCCAAGCCCTTTTGAGAACGGAGTTGCCGTCAGACCAATAACGGCAGTTTTATTGTTCTTATCCTTGGCATAATCGACCCACTCTTTCATCTGGCAATGAGCTTCGTCGATTATTACGAGATCGAAGTGCGGCCATTTTCTGCGCATCAATGTTTGAATTGATGCTATCTGGAATTGTTCGTTTGGATTTTTCCGCCAGTGGTCAGCCTGAATGATGCCGTGCGGCATGCCGTAACGGTCGGCAGTCTCGCTCGTTTGATTGATGAGGGTTTTCCTGTCGCAGATGAACGCAGCGCGCTTACCTTTTGCGATGGATTCGTTGATAATCCTCAGCCCGATAAAGGACTTCCCGCTGCCGGTACTAGATACCACGAGTTGATTCTTGTGCTTATTGCGATAACCATCACGCAATTTCTGATGCACAACCTCCTGAAATGCACGAGGCTTCGGAAACTTTGACTCAACACGTTCCTTGAAAATATCAAACGACTCGTCGCCCACTTAGCCCCCTAAGTATTTTTGTGCTTCCGTCCACTTCACGGAGTTCTCGGAGCCAAACCAATAGATAAACTCAATCAGTTCAGCAAGTTCCTTCGTTGACATCTTGCTCGTTCTGCACCCGAGCATTACGACGCCGCCGTCGATTCCATGTGCGAGTTTGGCGTGCTTCTTGAGACCGGCAGTCAGCACGTCTTTCCAGTCGTCAGGAGTCATGTAGATGTAGTTATTATCTACCTGCCATTTTACTTGGCGGGATATGTCGCCCAAAAGGCTCCACATCTTCTTATTCTGCTCAGGCGTGCGATCATTATCCTGCGACACCTGAACCTTGCAGTCAGTTCCAGGCTCCATGAACGCATAGATCGCACGAGTGATTTCCTGAATCGCTGCGATTGCGTTGTGGCGATTGACGCTGAACTTGCGCATCAGCGTGACTCAGCCTTTCTCTGACGCTCGATCACAAGTACCAGAACCAACAGCACAACGCAATACCGCAACTCGCCTTGCGATATGGTGTTTCCGAAAATGCCAAATACAAACTGCGTGATGGTAGCTGCGACAATGCAAAGACCAACATCAATGCAAGCCCTGAAATAATGATTCATCGAAACCTCTCCACAATCCGCATCACATCAGCGATCAGTTCATCGGACATCACGGACATCTGCGCGATCATCAGTTCGTCGCGCTCGATTGTCTGGATGAATAGGTTGTGAGGGGCCTTGAATAGCGGGTGAAAGGAAACGAAGTCCCAGGTATCGAAGCCTGTGACCCACAGGTTGCACTGGACCTGAAAGCGGTGCTCTGGCGGCATCCCATACATCAGCGTTTTCAGGTGCTTGACCGGGCCGGGCGACTTGATCTCCAGACCCTTGCGCCCCGGGAAGATCAGACCATCAGGGCTTGCGCCGACATACGGCAGAACCGGGTGCAGTAGGAAGCCCACTTCGCTCACGATGTCGCCAGTGCGGATCTCGTAGGCCATGCGCGCGAGCGGCTCCCGCTTCGTTCCCTCGCGCATTGCCCTCGTGTCCGCGCCTTCTGCTGGCTCGCCAGTCAGTATCTCGGCTGCAAGCTCGTAGGCGTATCCCTTGATGTCGCCGCCGCCGTACTCGTAGATCCGTTCCTCCACAGTCTTGCCGCGCGCCCTGGCGATTGCCGCCGCCTTCTCAGCCGCCGCCCCATTGCCGATCTTCTCGACGATCCGGCCCTGCGCGTCGAGAATGCACAGGGCCGATTTCGGAGTGCAGCCGGATAGGACTTCGCCCATCCGGCTTGCGGTGATCTTGCCTGAGCGGGCCATTTTCCACTCAGGAGTTCCTTGCTCGAAGTTGAAGCCGCTCATTAGTGATTATCTCGCTAGAAGGGGAGATCCTCATCCTCAAAATCATCCGGCGGCGGCGCCTCACGCTGAGCCGGTCGAGAGGACGACTGCGCTGGCCGGCTGGACTGCTGCGGGCGACCCTGCGACGACTGCTGCCGCTCGCCCTGATCGTCGGTCCTGGCGCTCAGCAGGCGCATCTGATCGACAATGATCTTCGTCGTCGAGCGCTTGATGCCGTCCTTGTCCTCCCATTCTTCGGTGCGCAGGCGACCGCCAACGTAGATCAGGCTGCCCTTCTTCACGTACTCGCCGATGATCTCCGCGAGCTTTCCGAAGGCCGAGCACCGGCTCCACTCGGTCAGTTCCTTCTTCTCGCCGGTATTCTTGTCCGTCCACTTCTCGGACGTGGCGAGCGAGAAGTTCGCGAACGCAGTGCCAGACTGCGCGAACCGCACTTCAGGGTCTTTGCCGACTCGGCCAATCAGGCGCACTTCATTCAGGCTTGACATTCTTCACTCCAGGTTCACGAATTTCGATGGCTTTGATCCGCATCTTGATGAAGCCGGCATTGAATAGCTCTGCTTCATTGCAGCGTGTAGATGCTGGGATTAAACATGGCTCGTGATCGCCGACTTTCGCCACGTAGGCGAGGAAATCATGCCGGATCAGCGGCGGATTCTTCCTCATTTCGCAGCAGCCTTCTTGGCAGCATCCGCATCTTCCGCGCGCTTCTTGAGATCGCGGAATCCGCCGCCGACGAGGTTGCGATCTGCGGGGCTCATCTTCGCCCAGGCTGCCTGCAACTCAGCCCATCCCTTGCCTGCCGCTTCTTCAAGCTCAGGGAACGACTTGGTTTCCTGCTGCGTATCGCCGCCGCCACGACCATCATCATCCTCGCCGGCAGCCGTGATGTTGCACAGTGCGCAGGCCATGTAGCGCTTGCCATACGAGACGCTTGAGCCCATCGACTGCACGGCATTTTTGTTCCCGCTAGTGTCTGCGGGCAGCGGGATTTCGGAGTCGATCAGATGCCCGCCGCGATGCGCAAGCACGCCACGAATGTTGACGTTGGCGCCGATCATCTTGGTCTGGAAGGTTAGCGCGAAGCCGTGCTTCTGAAGCACCGGGCGGATGGCTTCGTTTATGTCCTCCCATTTTGCATAGGTGGATTGCACCTTGCCCGACTTGTCGCGGATCGCCCCGGTCTTGTCGATGCTAGGAAGCTCTCCCTGCATCGCAGCAAACGACTCGTAGAATGCGCGCTCGGCGCTCTTGGTCTGCACGCGCTCTGCCATGTCCAACAACTGCTGCATCTTGCCGATGTCAACAGTCGGATCTTGCGCTGCCTTTGCGATCACCAGCAGCAAAGGATCTTTCTGAGTTTGGATTTCCTGTGCCACTACATTCCCCTTGGATTGAGTTGAACCTACTTCTTCGGAATCCCGCTCGGCTTCGGCCTTTTCTTGCGCGAAACCCCAAGTCCCGAAACATGCCGCCCTCCATTCTTGGCCTGACGGCGACGACGGATTGCGGTTGACGTTGTGCTCATTGCTTCATTTCCTTTGCGCGCTTCTTCAGGTCAAGGTACAGGCGGCGCGGAGATCCGACCGCATGTGCCACGGGGTTCTTCTTGTTCGTTGCCTTGCCGGCATCAGCGGGCTCCCGGCAACCACGAAGCGCACTGTGGAGTCGCTGACGGCATCCATCGAGATCCTTGAGTCCTGCGTGCCGGGTGAAGCGGTGTTTCAGGAATACCTTGAGCACGCCACGGAACTCCACGCCACGACGCTCGCCACGCTCAAGGCTTCGCTCGAAGAAGTGACGGCAGAGGCTGAGCGTGCTGCCGATCTGGCCCGCCGTGAAGAAGAACTGGAGCGGCAGCGCAAACTCATCGACGACGAGCGCCGCAATGAGCGCGAGGCTGCCGAGAAGGTGCGCGCGGCCAATGAGACGATTCAGCGCATCCGGCGCACTGGCCGGGCAACCGGGAAGTCGTCCGAGGTCATCAAGTCCGAGATCGAGGGCTTGCGCAGCCTGATGCCTGAGTACGCTGAGTTCGGCGAACTGATGCCGGATGCACTGGAAGCCATCGGCGATTCCATCGAGTCGCTGACGAGCGCACTGTCGGTCGCCACCGAGCGCGAAGAACAGCAGCGGGCCACGGCCAAGCGTGAGGCCGATGCGGCAGCCGAGCGCAAGCGCAAGGCCGATGAAGATGCTGCTGAGAAGCGCCGTCTTGAGCAGGAGGCGATCTCAGCCCGTGAGACTGCGGCAGAGGAAGATCGTCTGCGTAAGGAACGGGAGGCGCGCGAGTCCGAGATTCAGCGCAACAACGCGCGCTCCGATCAGATCAGCAGGGCCAGGATTGGCGCAAGGACGATTGACGACGGTAATGTTCAGCTTCTGGCTGGAGCTTCCGCCAAAATCTACAAGGCATTTGTTCCGCGCAATGACGCCGAAAGCGAAATGAAGTTCCTGTTGTATTTGGCGCTCATCTCTGTCGGCGCAGAGGACATGACTGCATGAGCGCCAAGCTCGCCAAGCGTCTCCGCAAGGAAGCACGACTGTATGCCTGGAATGGCCCGGCAGTCGTCGGCGGAAGCTACGACAAGGCAACGCACAAGATGAACCCCGTAGCACATGCGGTCGGATCTCCGCGCCGCCTGTACCGTGATCTCAAGAAGCGAGCGAAGGAAATGAAATGAGCACAACGTCAACCGCAATCCGTCGCCGCCGCCAAGCCAAGAATGGCGGGCGGCATGTTTCGGGACTCGGGGTTTCGCGCAAGAAGCGACCAAAGCCGAGTGGGATTCCGAAGAAGTAGGTTTTTCAATGGCTGGCGCCAAAAATGGGATTTTTACATGATGTCCTTGCGCCAGCCAACTTAATCTAAGGGGAATGTAGTGGCACAAGAACTTCAAACTCAGAAAGACCCTTTGCTGCTGGTGATCGCAAAGGCTGCGCAAGATCCGACTGTTGACATCGGCAAGATGCAGCAGTTGCTGGACATGGCCGAGCGCGTGCAGACCAAGAGTGCGGAACGCGCATTCTACGAGTCGTTTGCTGCGATGCAGGGCGAACTGCCGAGTATCGACAAGACCGGGGCGATCCGCGACAAGTCGGGCAAGGTGCAGTCCACCTATGCGAAGTGGGAGGATATAAATGAAGCCATCCGCCCGGTGCTTCAGAAGCACGGATTCGCGCTCACCTTCCAGACCAAGATGATCGGCGCCAACGTCAACATTCGCGGCGTCCTTGCGCATCGCGGCGGGCACTTGATCGACTCCGAGATTCCGCTCCCTGCTGACACGAGCGGAAACAAAAACGCAGTTCAGTCGATGGGCTCAAGCGTCTCGTATGGCAAGCGCTACATGGCCTGCGCACTGTGCAACATCACGGCTGCGGGTGAGGACGACGACGGTGGTGGCGGCGGCGACAGGCCGCAGGAAATCAAGTCCTTCCCTGAACTCGAAGAAGCGGCAGGCAAGGGATGGGCTGAGTTGCAGGCAGCCTGGGCCAAGATGAGCCCGGCAGATCGCAACCTTGTCGGCGGCGGATTCCGCGACCTGAAGAAGCGTGCGGAAGATGCGGACGCTGCCAAGAAGGCGGCTGCGAAATGAGGAAAAACCCACCGCTGATCCGGCATGACTTTCTCGCCTACGTTGCGAGAGTCGGCGATCACCAGCCATGCGTTATCCCGATCTCACCGCATAGCAATGAGGCCGAACTGTTCAAGGTCGGCTTCATCAAGATGCGGATCAAAGCCATCGAAATTCGCGAGCCTGGAGTGAAGAATGTCAAGCCTCAATGAAGTGCGCCTGATTGGCCGAGTCGGCAAAGACCCTGAAGTTCGATTCGCGCAGTCTGGCACTGCGTTCGCGAACTTCTCGCTCGCCACTTCCGAGAAGTGGACGGACAAGAATACCGGCGAGAAGAAGGAACTTACCGAGTGGAGCCGGTGCTCGGCCTTCGGGAAGCTCGCGGAGATCATTGGCGAGTACGTGAAGAAGGGCAGCCTGATCTACGTCGGCGGTCGCCTTCGCACCGAAGAATGGGAGGACAAGGACGGCATCAAGCGCTCGACAACCAAGATCATCGTCGATCAGATGCGCCTGCTGAGCGCCAGGACAGACGATCAGGGTGAGCGGCAGCAGTCGTCGCAGGGTCGCCTGCAGCAGTCCAGCCGGCCCGCGCAGTCGTCCTCCAATCGTCAGCGTGAGGCGCCGCCACCGGATGATTTTGAGGAAGAAGATCTTCCTTTTTGATCTAGCTTCAAGGGGGCTAAAATGCTAGTCATACACAAGTTCAAACTTGAGCTTACTGACAGGCAGGTTATCACGTTCAAGTCTCTGTATGAGCCATTGAGCGTGATCGAGCAGCATGGAGAGATCATGCTGTAC